GGGGCAGAAACCACCTTTGAAACTAACTATCCCTACGCTTATATTGACACCATGGTTGCGAATGTTTGTCCTTCTAATCCTAGCATCTCTGTCATGGCACGACGAAAGAAGAACAAAGATGCGGCTAAGTACAGAGAAGCACTAGCTAACGACTCCTTCCGTCGTAACAGACTACACGAAAGTATCTGGAAGCTAGCTACGCAGACAGCAATCTACGGACGAGGATTCCTTAAGTCTGTCTGGAACTTTCGCAGGGAAAGCGTAGAGTATATCAATGTGGACCCACGCTACGTCTTCTTTGATATGTCGGCTTCACGATGGGAAGATATTCGCTACTGCATAGAGGTGACGGTCTTAACTAAGGCTGAGTTCGAGAAGCGAGTCAAGAAGCCAGGAAAGAAAGGCGGAACCTACAAAGCAAAGGTCGCAGACCTAGCTATGTTCGGGGGCTACCCTACATGGCTGCTCGATAACGTACGCGACAAAAGTCTAATGAATGAAGCGTCACAAGATGTCTTCTCTTGGGTGACAGTCTATGAGTTCTATGATTTCATCGACAATAAGTATTACCACTGTTTGCATGGGGTTGATGAACCTTTGTTTGAGGATGAGCTTCCTTATCGGTTTGTACGTAATCCTTTTGTTCAGCTTACTTTTAATGACAACCTTATGGATCTAGGTGGGATGTCAGACGTGCAGTTGATCTCTTCGCTGCAACAAAGGCTTAACGAACTGGATACGCTGGAGCTTTGGCATGCCCAATCCTCTATCCCTGTCCTCCTTCTGCAATCAGGTTTGGTAGATAATCCTGAAGCCTTTAAGACAGCACTGCTGGATGTGGGCACTCCAGGTTGCGTTGTAGATGTACATGGTAAGGCAGATGCTCCTTTGCGTGACCTTATCGGGCAGACGCCTGTACCTGCTCTTTCCCCAAGCTGGGACAAGATGCGAGACAGAGCTACTCAAGTGATCGAGTTCGTACTGGGCATCCCACAGTACAGTCGAGGAGTTGTGGGCGTCACTGACATTGCAACTGAGGTTGCCTTAGCTGACTCAGCTACTCGAACGAGAAATGGGCGACGGATTAAAGCTGTGAATGACATTGTAGTCTCACTAGCTGAAGCTACGGTTGGCCTTTACGAAGAGTTCTTAGAAGAAGATAGCGTGCTTCCTATCCGGTTAACTGACCGAGTAGAGGCACTGGAAGTCACACGGGCTTCTATCTTAGCAGAGGAAGGAGGGGCTTTATCCTACGACTACGAAGCTTCTGCTTATTCACCGACTGAGAACAACAGGCTGACGCAGCTTAAGAACGTCCAGGCATTCCTCCCGATTCTGGCTCAGGCTCCCAATGTAGACCAGGAAGCTTTGTTCTCAAAGCTGCTAGAGCTTCTTCAGATGAAGGACGTAATGAAGGAAGGAACTGGGCAAGACGCAGCTATGGCTATGCAACAGATGGCTCAGCAGCAGCAAGGTGGGGCTCCAGCTACGGATACGGTAGCTACAGGGGCTCTCCCACCAGGAGTCCAAGAACCTCAAGTCCCTAACAACACAGGTGGAGCAGGCTTTCCAGTTCCCAATCCAAGTACACCGGAGGCATAATGCCATTCTATGATATTGGTTGTGATGATTGTGATGAAGACTTCGCTGATGTGTATGCATCGTTAGAGAGCGAACCTAAATGCCCAGTGTGTAAAAAGGAAGGCAGGATAAAGATCCATCCTGTAGCTACGATTGGTCCGATGCCCTCTAAGCCACTTCATTTAGGTGGGGCTGAGAAGTTCCTAACTACGAATGAGCAGGTACGAGAGTATAAACGGGCTAACCCAAATGCGCGTTTTGTAACTAAGGACAGTAACGAGTGGCGTAATCATTACGATGATGTACGTAATCACTGTGATACTAAAGCTAAGAAGCGAGGTTACAGGGATATGGATGACCAACTAGCTAAGCGAAAGACAGAGAAGAAAAGACCTTCCGCTTGACAAGTAACTAATGAACACGTAGAACTTTTGTGGGGGACTGCATGCCTTACGATGAAGATAGGGGATCAAAAAAAGACGAGGACTCGAAAACTCGTCCAGGTGAAAAGGATTACACCGGGCACGAGGATGATGATTCTAAGACAGACCCTGGTAAAAAAGATTATTCTAAGGATGAGATGGCTGACTATCTCGCTAGGGAAGCGAGGGACGGACCACATCTCCTTGAGATTTTGGAAGAAGAAGGTTGGGAGCTTACTGGTCCTGGGGGGAAGGTAGAGGCAGAAGGTGAAGAGAGTATCGAAGACATTCTGCCTATGCCTCCAGGTCCACGTCCGCCCAACCACATGGCTGTAATCCGCATTAAAGCTGCTCGTGATAACTTTCCTAAGAAAGAAAAGGACAGCTAGATGTCTACTGAAGAAACTCCATCTTTGGAAGAGGCTGCTCCTGTCACGGAGGCTAGTGCTGAAGGTTCAGCCCCACCTCCTATCGAGGCTCCTTCTACTGACTCTTCAGGGGCAGTCGCTTCCTCTGGGGAAGTATCGGCAGAAGCCTCTGCGCCTGTAGCTGAAATGGAAAAGAAGGAAGAGGCTACTCTTCCTGAGTTTGATTTTGAAGGTTGGGGTGGTGAGTTAGACACACTCCCTGACATCTACCGTCCAATGGGAACAAAGCTGAGCGAGCACTGGTCTGCTAAGATCAAAGAGCATGCAACGGATTTTGAAGATCTGCGAAAGCTAAATGAGGCTCTCTTGCTTGGGCAAGAAGACCCCAGACTGTCTCAGCAACAAACGCAACTTACTGAGTTGCAAGCGAAATATAAAGCGCAGAGCGAAGAGTATTCTCAGTTTAAGACTTCTATCGAGAAGCTTTATGAGGATGAAGCCCAGCGTTACGTCCGCGACTTTCGTGAGAAGCACTCTGACGTATTTGAAGATGAGGCAAAATCGGCCCAACTCCAAGAGTTAATCGAGGGAGATTGGGAACCGGACATTGCTATCAAACTGTTAACACTAGGGGAAGAAGGTGTTAAGTTAGCTCAAGCAGCAAAGGCGGACGGTGTACCGGACTCCTATGCAGTGAGGTTGGCAGAAGCTACCTTAGCTAAGACGCAAGTCAAAGCAAAGGTAGAGCCACGGGCGGGCGCTCGTATTACTTCTGGTGCCACCGCGAGTACAACCCCAAATCAAGTAGATCGCGGTCTAGGGGACGCTCGTTCCTTAGATGACATTAGAACAATCGCCGCCCGAAGAGCCTTACGTGCAGTATCGGGAGGAAATAGAAGGAGTTAACCATGGCTATTAGCCCTGATGTATTGGCGTCATGTCTTGTAGATTTGATGCCGTCTTATTCAGAATTGTTTGTCCAATGGCATCCAATTCTTCAAAAAGTCCTAGAGAAAGGCAATATGGACCGCAGTGTTTTGCAGGGTCCGTTCCGTGAGTTCGTCGTTGTGACGGGTGGACCGGGTACGGTAACGCAAATCGTAACTGGTTCTGAAGTCATCGCTGGCGGACGTAACCAGAATGCTCTGCGAGGAAACACATTTGCTCCTCGTCTGATTTATGCGTTCGATGTTCCTGGTAAGGATCTGGCCGAAGCAAACGGCGAGATGGATCTTGCTCGTATCATCAAGCATTATCCTGAGCTTGCCCTCTCGGACTTTCATGAGATGATTGCTCTCCAGATGGCAACGGGTACAGCCGCAACGGGTGTAAACGGTTTCCTTACTTTGAACGGAAACACTAACTACATTCCACAAGGTGTTGCTCGAACGGGCGCATTCCAGATTGATACCCCTGCTAATCAGGTAATTACTGGTAATACGGTCTTCGGTTTGAACCAAGCAACAACGCCAGGTTGGGTTAACCAGTTTGGTGGGGTTCCATTGGGTATGTTTGCAGGTAACGGTCGTGGTGTCATGCGTCAGGTATATTTCGCATGTGCTCGTCAGCAAAAGACCATCGGTCCTGTTGACTTGTTGCTCGGAGACGAACTGTCTTATCTTAACTATCTCGATAGTTTGGATACCCAGGTGCGTATCGTTCAAGATACTACCAAGGGTGGTGACCGTGCTCCTAAGCAAATCCGACAAGGTGTTAAGTTCCTCGACGCTGACTTCTACTTGGAAGAAGACATCAACGTGGCTGACGCAGCTTACGCTGGTTCTTTTGCGGCACCCGGTGGACCTGCTCCCTGGGGTAACGCCAATGGTGGTATCATTTACATGATCAACACCTCGACGTGGCATACTTACACACTTGGTCACGACGCAGGTAAAGAAACCAAAGGTGACTTTGCCGTTCGTGGTCCTTTCCGTATCCCTGAGCAAGACCTGTTCAGGTATGAAATCGTTCTTAACATGGGACTCCATACCAATCAGCTTCGTGCAAACGGATGCGTGACTGGCTTGGCACTTCCGTAAACACCATAAAGAAATAAGGAGAATATTATGTCTGCTGGAACTGCAATGGGGATTGACTTAGCCCTTGTGTCAACGGGGGGTGGAAATGCCCAAATGCCACTCGGATTTATTCACACGGTGCCTGCTGGGGTCGATGGTGAAGGGGAAAAAACCTACATCTATGTATCGACTGTTGCAAGCATTAATACCGCACTGGGGTTAGCTCGTGCTGGTACTACTTATGGGGGGGTAACTCTTTCAGGGTTAACTGAGGATTCTCGCTTGGTTGGGATCACAATCAACGATATGACTGATGCTACGCTGGGTGTCGCCGCAGGAACCCGCCGCTTTGGGTTCGTTCAACGGACAGGGATTGCTACTGTCACAGGTGCAGGTGCTGTCGGAGATGTGGCTACATGCGTAGCTGGTGGTAGCTTGGATGTGCTGAATGCCATCGCTGGAGCGCCTCCAGCGATGGACGTAGACCAGCAAGGTGTTGGGACTTACTTAGATGCAGGGACGACAGTCAACCTGTGGTGTCGGGGCTAAAAACCTAACTTCACTTTCGCCAGGGGAGGGGTGTCTATGTTGCTACTCTTGGGGCATATAGACACCCTTTCTTTTTAAGGAGACCGAAATGCCGATAAAACAACATAGCGTAGACGTTGTTTTTAGAAATGATCCTGCTGATTTTGTGCCGGGAACTCTCCAGCTTCTCCCATTAGGGTACGAGGTTGTACACCCACGCGCAGGTTCTTCTGAAACCTGGGTTTACGTGCTTGCTCAAGCTAACTTAATCGCAGGTAATATTGTGTGTATTCACGATGGTGCCAGCCCACTTGTCCCTTTTAACGTTTCGCCTCAAAGCGGTCCTTGGACCGCAGCCGTAGGTGTGGCTCAAAATACTATCCACAGCGGCGAGTACGGTTTCATCCTTAAACGTGGTGTAGGTGTTGTTCTTTACGCAGGAGGAGCAGTTGCAACGAAAGCAATGACCTTCTGGCACAGCCTAACCGGGCTTGCCGCTGAAAATTCTGTGGACTCATCTGTAGGCCCAGGCGGTTTAGGGTATAATCTGGAGACTAAGACGGCTGTAGCTGACTTCACTGTTGACGCTTGGATTAGCTGCTTAGGTTAGGAGACCCCATGAACTTAGCTGACATTCGGAATGCTGCTTTCCACCAAGCTGACTGGGGACCGAAACAAAGCCCAGAAGCAAAAGCACGAATGAATCAGTTTATCAATCGAGCTTATAACTTGATTGCTTTGGAAGCTCCTTTCCTTTTCTTTGAAGACATCCTCCGCTTTGCTACCGAACCCGACATCAATCCAGATGAGGCAGACCCCACTACCCCTGTGAATACAGTTACCTTTTCTCCTGAAGCAGCAGCTAGCGGCATCACTACAGCTAACTCATGGGTTGTAGACCAGGATAACGAAGGTGCTGCTGGGGTCATTAACTGGCCTGTTGACCGTAGCTGGGATGGACGTGTCATTGAGCTTAAAGATAACGATGGGGTTTGGCATCGCAACATTATCCGCACAGTGTGGTTAGACCCTGACATACCAGAAGTCCCTGCGGTAGCCGCAACCGCAACTATTCACGTCGAGGAAATCCAAAACCTCGCCTTCGTTGCGATTAACGACAGAGTAAGAGTAGACGGTGCCCACCTAACGTGCGTCCCCGGACCCCCTCCTTTTACTCCCCCACCTAATGAGTTTTATCAGCACACAGATCCGGAAACGCAGGCGAAGTTTATTACTGGCCCTCCCGTCTCTTTAGGTGGAGGGATTAACGACCCACTCGGGGCTTTTCCTCCTGTTTGTAGCGCGGTTGCCGTACCAGCCTTACCGGCAACGGTGATTCTGACTGCAACTGTGGCAGGGGCTGCGGGGAATACCATCGA